CGACCGTACCAGTGGGCACTGGGATTGGGCGCTCGTCTGTCATTGTGCCTCTAGGGCTTCAACTTTGGCGGAAAGTTCTTGTACTGCTTTAACAAGGATAGAAATGACATCGTTTGTTTTCCACATCTGTGGAACAATTTCGCCATCTTTAATACCAAATTCAATAAGATTTGGTTGTACTTCTAGTATTTCGTCAACAATAAAACCATGGTGAATACTATTATTATATTCGTATTTTTCAATTACACCATCAGTATCTTTAGGTATTTGTTTAAATGTCCGTGGTGTTAAAGAGTTGATAATGTCTAAAGCATCATCAAACGAATTAATTTGTTCTTTATATTTACGCAAAGAAGTGCTGAACGCTATTCTTCCGTCACCAAGTCGGCGCAAGTTAGCGGCAGATGTAGTATCTCCAATGCCAGTTAGGTAGAAGTTGCTATTAGTTACTCGGAAACCGCCTTCAACAGTCCAAGTACCACCCGAACTACTCCACCCAATGTAAGGTCCACCAAGTGGGTCAACATTGACAAATACAGAGAGATAACCAGCAGTTGTAGCACTGCCAGCAGACCCAGCACTTCCTGCGCTACCTGTAACATTTATGCTGTAAGTTCCACCGTTGTTATAGACCAATGATGGGATACCTGTAATACCACTCCATGGAACTGCACTGGCGGTTGTGGCTGTTGTTGCGTTTCCGCTGACATTGCCTACAAGGGTGGCAGTAATGGTTCCTGCGGTAAAGTTTTCGCTGTACTTAGCAAGGTTGTACCAGGTGTTACCAACCTTAACTGACAGTGGGGAAGAAAGGTTAGTAGCGTTAGTTACCCAAGCGGTATTAACATAGGTGTCACCAGAAGACCCAGAACCAATGGCTGTGCCGTTGGTAGGTGCGGTGTTCGCTACCCTGTTTCCGTTAGAACGGACAAAAATCCTCTTATCAGTAATGTGTTGAGAGGTGGGGGCAATGTTTGCTGTACGCCAAACAGAGGCTAGTACAACATCTGTGTCGGTATTGATTTGACCTACACCATTTCCTGTAGCAGGAAATCGGGGGTTTGGACCTGTAGCGGTACCAGTGACATAGACATCAACCGTGTTAGCCCCGTTAATACGAGCATACACAATGTCAAAGAACCCATCGGTTCCAGCAGATGTTAGAGCAAGACTAAGTTTGTTACTGGCAAGTCTGTAGTAGACGCCTTTAATTAAAACTTCTCCTGCTAGAACATCTACAGTAACTGATGAGCCAGGGATGACATCCATGCCACTGACAACGCCAGTGTCAGCACTTCCAAGAATTTGGAAGTCAAGGGAGTCTGGCTCTGCCTGATTCTGATTAAAAGCATCAGGAGTATTTGGAATTGTAAAGCCAGACATTTATTCCTTAGAGGGTGTCGTAGATGTTTCCGTGGTTAGCGAGGTGATTGTAGAGATCAGTAGGAAGTGTGTATGTGGTGCCATCTTCAAAATCAAAAGACTGGGTACCCCAATACATTGTCCATGTGCCCTTAACACGACCCTTCTTTGTGGCGGGTGCGCCAGGTGCGACTACTTCCTTTTCAGGAGTTGCTTCAACAACAACTTCCTCAACTGCCTCAGGGGCCTCAACAAACTCTGGATTGGTGATTTTTTTAGCAGCCATGGCTACTCCTTTTTGTAAAAGTGGGTAATTAAGTGTAAAGGTGGGGTACTAGGCTTGCGCCGTTCCCCCACCTTACATCAAATTTGTGGATTAGGCTCCAGCAGGAACTGAGCCACCAAGGGTGTTGATAAGCACACGAGATTCGTGCGTGATAACACCAAAGCCCCAGATTGCGTACCAGGACAAGCCGTGCTCACGACCGAAGTCAATCACACCACCGTCACGGAGTTCAACTGGAAGGGCAATTGCCTGACCGAATGCGTTGTCACCGATCATGATGCCTGTGTATGAGTTGGAGAGGACTGCGTCTACAGTGCTCGTTGCTGGGTTGGAGTCAACCGAGCCGAGACCCGACTTCACCTGTGTGGTTTCAATGAAGACCACATCGTAGATGCGTCCGATTTCACCAAGCATGAAGTTGCCAGGAGCAGCGTACTTCGTCACTTCAATGAACTCAGGCCAGTCACGCAGTGAGCGAGCCTGTGCAGGGTTTACGAAGCAGACATAGGTGTCGCCAAGGCGAGGAATGTTCTGTCCAGCCAAGATCTCCACTGCGTCCTTAATGGTTGCAGGTGAGAGGTAGCCAGGAGCACCTGAGTTACCAGCGGCCTTGTACTCGTATGGAGCAAGTGAGCCACGGGTTGCCGTTGCAGTGCGACCAAACACGAGGTTTGGAGCAACTGCGGCTCCGCCACCGAATGGGACGCCTGGCTTGTAAAGGGTGTTGCGTGCCTGAACATCCATGGACTGTGCCATGTGGCGACCAAGGAGGCGAGAAGCCGATGCCATAACATCGTCAAACGAAGCGTTGAGAAGGAGTTCGGTAACCGAAACTGCACGACCCTGTTCCTTAACGGTGATCTGGATCTGGCTTGCCGAGAGGGCAACTGGGTCCATGCGAACACCTTCAGTCAACTCTGCACCAACGGTTTCGTTGATTGACAGGTTGTTGTAACGCATGAAGTTGATGGTCAAACCAGGCATAACGCCGAGTTCCGTCTTCTTTACAGCGAACTGCTCAAAGCGGAGGACAGGCATTGCTTGGAACAAGATTTCCTTGGACCAAATTGTCTGGATTGCTGGACTGAGTGCAGCACCGCCGTCAGTATAACCTGCGGCTGATGTTGCGCCTGCGGTGGTAATTGCACCGCCTGCTGGGGATGGGTATGCCATTGGGCTTATTCCTTTGGGTAATTAATTGTTGGGGTTGTTAGAAACGGCCTCGTGGAGACCGTGCATTTAGGAGCCTGTCCCGCATCTTTGCATACTGATCCATTGACATGTTGCGGATATCATCCGCACTTAACTGTTGGTATTCCGTCTGAGTTTCCATTGGCCCAACAGGAGGAGCCGTTACTGGCGCCCCCCGCAAGCGACCCTGCGATTGCTGAGTTGCTTGTTGGATTGATTCAATAATAGCAGATGAACGCTCACGGAGTACAGCAATAGATTGTTCAATCTCATCTTCGGTGTTGCCTGCTACAAGGTCAATGAGTTCAGGAATGATTGATTCCTGCTCTGCCTGCAAACGGGACTCACGATAGTGATTAAGTGCCTGCATCTGACGCTCCTTATCAAGGAGTGCTTCCTGTGCCTGACGCTGTGCTTCAATCTCAGAAAGGCGTGCTTGCCATTCCTGCTCCACAGTATTGATGCGCTGGTTGAATTCGTCTTCCTTACGGAGGAGGAGTTCCTTTGCGCTCAATTCCTGAAGTTCACGCTCACGGAGGATTTCTGCTTCTTTAGAAGCACGGGCTTCTGCTTCCTGACGAGCGGCTTCACGCTCTTGGGAAATAATTGCCATCTGCTCTTCCATGCTCTTCACACGGGTGTCAGCCTCTTCAAGACGCTTGTACATCTTGTCTTTTTCTTGCTTACGGATGCTTTCTACTTCATCCTCAGAAAAGAGTTTGCTGTTCTTAGTTGCATTCTCTACAAACTGCTCCACAATTGGAGCGTCCATAGGAACGGAAATGATGTCCCCTTCGGGACCTGTGTTCTTTGCCATAGGGTTACCTACCTTGTTAGTTTGGCTTTTAGGGGCTTATTTAATACGACTAATTGTTTTTGTTAAGACTTATTCTTCGTCAGGGACTCGCCGTTGAGCGAACCTGGCGCCATAAGCCTTAGATACAAGTTGATTTACCATCTGCTCTTCTTGAGGACTGATGATTGGTCCAGGCATTGGACCACCACCTTCCCCAGAAGAACCGTTTGCGGAAGATACATTAGCACCTCCAGCAGACGCCATTTCAGGTCCTCCAGGACCTGGAACCATACCAGTGGCAAGCATTACTGCCATCTGGATTTGAGCATTAAGCATGTCAAGAGCGCCTTGATCCATAGCATCATCATGCAGTTCCTCAAAGATTTCTTCCATCTTTTCGTTCGGAAATTCTTCTCCAAGAATACGCAGAGCGCCACGCTTGGATTCAAG